GAAATTTTGGTATATATGAATTAAACGATTTTCTATCAGCTTACACATTAATGGAAGATCCAGATTTAACATTTGCTGATAATTTCTGCATGATTTCTAAAGGTCATCAAAAAATTAAATTCTATTCGGCAGCAAGTGAAATGCTACTTGTTCCATCAAAAGAAAGTTTGCCTGTTTCTGATGATGTATCTTTTAATTTAAGAGCAGCAGATTTAGATATTATTTCAAAGTCAGCAGCAGTTTTAAAAGTAAGTGATATATCAATCGTATCAAAAGATGGTAAAGTAAGTGTTGAAGTTGCTGATAAAAAAGCACAACAAGCTGCAAAATCAGGACAATCAACAGCTAATACTTTTAATCTAGATATTGGTACATCAGATAAAGAGTTTAAAGTGAATATGAAAGTTGATAATTTACAAAAAATTGTACTTACAGATTATGTAGTGACAGTTGATAGCAAAAAACTATCTAAATTTTCAGCGACTAAAGGTTCGCTAGTATATTACATCGCAATCGAATCTGATTCTGTAATCGGCAAATAATCTAATGGGAGGAATACTCCCATTATACATCTATATTATATTATGATAAACACATCTGAAAATCAATTTGTTTGGGTTGAAAAGTATCGTCCTCGTACAATCAACGAATGTATCTTACCTAAAAATTTTAAACTTACATTAAAGTCTTTCATTAAAGGAGGACAGATACCACATTTTCTATTTTATGGTACAGCAGGTGTTGGTAAAACTACTGTCGCTCGTGCACTATGTGATGAAATTGGTGCTGAGTATATAATCATAAATGGTTCTGAAGAGGGTCGTATGATTGACACTCTAAGAGTAAAGATTAAAGGATTTGCTTCAACTGTATCTTTGACTGCAGCAAAAAAAGTAATTATTCTAGATGAAGCTGACTATATGACTCCGAATATAATGCAACCAGCTTTAAGAGCATTTATAGAAGAGTTTTCTTCTAATTGTAGATTTATACTTACTTGTAATTTTAAGAATAAAATTATTGATCCGATTAAATCAAGATGTTCTGTAGTTGACTTTAAAATACCAAATGATGAGAGAGCAGTTATTGCTACTGATTTTTTCAATAGAGTTGTTGAGATCCTGGAAAAAGAAAATATAAAATACGATAAGAAAGTAGTTGCTACTCTTATACAAAAGTTCTTTCCTGACTTTAGAAAAACATTAAACGAACTACAAAGATATTCGGTAGGTGGTACTATCGACACAGGAGTTCTTGTGGGGGTATCAGATGAGTCTTATACAAACTTATTTAAATATTTAAAGAATAAAGAGTGGGATAAAATGCGTGAGTGGATTGATCTTAATTCAGACATTGATACTACAAATTTATTCTCAGAGATATTTGAAAAATGCCATCCATCAATTGAAAAGAATTCAATACCAGAGTTGGTTTTAATACTAGCAGATTATCAATACAAGTCAGCTTTCGTAGCAGATGCGAATATTAATAAGATTGCTGCAATGACAGAGATAATGAAAAAATGTCAGTGGAAGTAAAAAAGTATAAAACAAATCCATTTAAGTTCGTCACAGCTATCAATTACAGTAAAGAAAACCTACACGAAACAGAGACTTTCGAAGAAGATTATTTGCCTTATATTATTAATAGATCTCTCTCTATGTTTCCAGATACAGTCCAAATAGCTAATGAAATCAACATTTTGCATTATGTTCCAAAGAAGTGGCAATTTCTGTTTTACCTAAATATAGTCGCTAAGAAGAAAAGATATTCGAATAAAAAGTGGGCAAAAAAATCTAAAGATTCTAATGAACCTTTTATTATGGAATATTATAACGTTTCTGCTCAAAAAGCAAAAGAGATATTATCCCTTTTAAAACCAGAGCAGATTGAAATTATTAAATCAAAATTTTATAAAGGTGGCATACAATGAGTGAAGTTGAAAATAAACAAGAATCATTAGAGACTGTAAAAGAAGATTCAAATAAGTCTGTTCCATATGCATGGAGTCCAGACAAAATGTTAGAAGTTTTTCTGATCGAACCAGATAACTTTTTAAAAATTAGAGAAACATTAACACGTATCGGTATCGCAAGTCGTACTGATAAAAAACTATATCAATCTTGTCATATATTACATAAACAAGGAAGATATTTTATCGTTCATTTTAAAGAATTATTCTCTTTAGATGGAAAAGAATCTAATATTACTACAAACGATATTGAAAGAAGAAATACAATAGCTGTATTATTGGCTGATTGGGGATTATTAAAAATTAAAGATCTTGCCCAAATTTCATCCAAAGCTTCTTTAAGTCAAATCAAAGTTTTAGCACATAAAGACAAAGCAGGTTGGGAACTTGTGGCTAAATATAATATTGGAAAAAGAGCGAAATAATATGAAAAAAATAATAACATGTATAGCAATTTTATTGTCTATATTTTCTATAAACTTTATCACTAACACAACGAGTGCAGCTGACAACAATGGTCATGGATTTGTCTATCATCGTTCAGACTGTTCTCCAGGATGGGTAAGATTGTATGGGGATGGTGGTCGTATGCGTGGCACTGAGTGTGGGCAATGGCTGAGTGAGTTTGCAATGGAAGTGATACACACAACAGATTACAATTTTAATGTGGATCAACTGACGTGTTTGGGCACACAATTCAGTTTTCAAAATTATTGGGCGAATTATCATATCTCAGATGATGAACTTAGAAATTGCGATCTAGAGGTATTGATTAATCCAGAATTTAAAAAACTTTTTAATAAAAAAGTGCGTTTTAACAGACTAAGCGATTAATATGTTTTATATTTGGCATACTTTATTAATAGTTGCTTTTATAGTTATGGCATTCTTTATGGGTCTTATTTTAGGTAAGAAAATAGACTCAAAGACACGAAATTTAAGCTTATTGAATAAAAAAAAAGATAATAAATTCAATAACTTGAATAAATAATATTGTATAGGTACTAGTAATTTTAAAAATAATACCTATATAATAGTGTATATTCGATCGTTGTATCGAGTATAACACACCTGATTGTTCCAATAGTGGAAAGTCAGTAGTAAATAATAACCTTGCTTTCACAGGAGGATATAATGATAGCAAACATAAATCAAGCGATTGACACTCTGTCAAACGCACAAAAGTCTTTAGTAGAAACTTTTATTAAAGATTCAAAAGTAGCAGAACCAGTAAATACAATTATTGATGCTACTCAAACTTTTAGCAAAACATTAGCAAAATCATTCGTCAACTTAACAGAGACATTTGTTGCGAACGTTAGCAAAGGAGGAAAGTAATGACTAGACTTCCTACTTTTTTTAACGATGCGTTCAAAGACTTTGATAAGTTTTTCGTAGGTTTCGATGACCAATTGGCACGATTCCACGATATACACGAGTCATTTGGCAAAATGATACCAAACTACCCACCATACAACTTAAAAAAAGTTGACGAAAACAAATATGTTATCGAAGTGGCTGTAGCTGGTTTTGCGAAATCAGATATTGAAATTACATTAGAAGATGACAAATTAGTTATCAAAGGTGAGTCAAAGTCTGATGAATCAAAATCAAAAGATGTTGATCTATACAAAGGTATAGCAAATCGTGCTTTCGAAAGATCGTTTGCACTATCTGAGAATATCGAAGTAAAAGATGCTCAATATCTAAATGGTATGTTAAAAGTTATTCTTGAAAGAATAATCCCAGAACATAAAAAACCAAAAAAAATAGAAGTAAAATAATCTATTTAAAAGATTGGTGGAGTTTAATTATTCCACCAATCAAAAATACACTTAAAGAGAAAAATAAAAATGATACCTTATAACATATGTGAAAACAAATGGATAAGTAAAGCTAAAAAAACAATAAAAAATAATTATAAAGAATATCATCCTATATATGAAATGTTTGTAGGCATAGGATTAGTTGTGATTTTTGTTTTAGCAACACTTACTGCATTAAGTAGTTTTCTATAAAAAATGAACAATCACCACAAAGATTGTATTAATCACCTTACTTGTTTAGGCATTCCTTGTTGTTTGCTTAAACAATGCAAGTGTGAGGAACCATTCACTTTACAACAACATATATCTACACCAGATATACCTATCAAAACTCCATCAGAATTACTCCAGGATGAATTGGAGCCGATTCTCTAAACCTTTACATACAAGTATTTTTATAATATAATATAGTCTATGAATCAAAATAATCCACAAGTTAAAATAATCGTATTGTTAAATGGTCAACATATGATTGGTAAAGTAATTAAAGAAGATGAAAAGGAACTTACTATTGAAGCACCTGCTGTTATATTAACAGGTGAAGATGGTAAGGAACAAAAAAGAATGTCATTAGCATTCGCACCATTTCTTCCATTCTCATCAGATAAAGTATTTACTTTTAGATCAGATATGATATTAACAACATCAATTCCAGCAGAAGCATTAACTAACGAATACAATCGTATGTTTGGTTCTGGTTTGGATATTATAACAAAACCATCTTTAATAGTATAATTAAAGGTATTTTACTTCCAAGAAATTTTATAGTATAATATAGG